CGCCGTTCTCCCGCGCCGCCTCCGACGTGCAGGGCTCCCCGGCTGTGGCTCAGGCCACGCAGGCCATCACCACCTATGACACCAGCGTCATCGAGGGCGTCCGCGAGTCCATGGGCGTCCTGAACCTGCTTGGCCGCGAGGTCATCGAGGGCAACACCCTCGTGTTCTTCACCGAGGGCGCCATGGAGGGCACCATCGCCAACTCCATCGCCGAGGGTGCCGCCAAGTCGCGCATCCACTTCGCCGACCCGACTCCTACGACCGTGACGCTCGAGAAGATCGCGGCCTACATCAAGGAGTCCGACGAGTACATCGACGACTACGGCTACCTCGCCAGCGCCATCAACGGTCGTCTGCTCTACGCGCTGAACTTCAAGCGTCAGGCCAAGGTCATCGCCGACCTGCTCGGCACCTCCGGCATCCAGACCATCGGCGGCACCACCGCGGTCACCCGCACCGCAGTCGCCATCGCCGACGAGATCGCCAACGCCATCGCCGATGTCGTGACCTACTCTGGCCGCTCCGCCAATGCCATCGTCATGACCCCCGACATCTGGAAGCTCCTGCGTATCGGAAAGGACGGCGAGAACCGCTACTACGGTGGCGGCTACTTCGCGGCCCTGCACGGCGAGAACATCTGGAACCTCCCCATCGTCCTCTCCAACCAGCTCACCGCCAACCACATCGTCGTGGGCGCGTTCGACACCTGCGCGTCGCTGGTCACCAAGGCCGAGGGCGTCACCGTCGAGGCAACCAATACGGATCAGGACGACTTTATCAAGAACCTCATGACCGTGCGTGCCGAGGTGAGGGAAAAGCTAGCGTGCCGCATCCCCGCTGGCTTCGTGGACATCACCGTGGCGGCGTAGTAATGCTGCGCACGTACAAGTGGCGCGGGGTCTTCTGGCGCTTCGAGGATGGCAAGGCACCCGCCGGTGCCGTGCTGGTCGAGGTCGCGGGCGCTCCCGTGACCGCAGAGACCCCTAAGAAGGCGCCCGTCAAGCGCGCGACCCGTGCGCGCAAGCCAAAGGCAGACACAACCGAATAGAAGGGCGGTCGTCATGTCCCTGCTCGAAGACGTGAAGGTCACGCTCCGGGTGGGGCATGACGCCACCGACTCCGAGATCGCTGACCTCATCGCCGCAGCCATGTTCGACATGGCGAACAAGGGCATCTCAATCACGTGGCTCGGAACCGACCCGATGAGCCCGACGTTCACCTACGACGACATCGATGAAGACGCGCTGCCAGCGATGGCGAAGAGGGCCATCATCGCCTACGCCAAGGCGAACTACGGATACGACAACAGCGAGGCCGAGCGCCTCATGCGCTCGTACGACTCCATCCTTTGCTCGCTCGGAAACAGCCGCTTCAACGCCGTCTACGAGACGGATGAGGAGGTGGGCGGCGATGCGGTGGGACTCGGTCATCCTGCTTCGTGACATCGAGACGAACATGGTCGTCGACGAGGAGGGCAACGAGGTCGAGGGCGAGCCGGTTGATACGCAGGTGTTCTGCAACGTCCGCTCGGTAGGCTTCGAGACGTGGGCCACCGCAGCGCAGCTCGGCCTCAAGCCGGAGCTGCAGGTGGAGGTTCGCACCATCGACTACGCGGGCCAGTCACAGGCCGTGTTCGATGGTCGCGAGTACGACCTGAGCTACTCCTCGACAAAGGGCGACAACACCATCCTGACCTTCGCCACCCACGCGAGGAACGACAATGGCTAGGCACATATGGGTCGAGGAGGACCAGTTCGCAGCCACGTTCGCTGAGCTGCTCAACGGGCTTGCCGACGACACCGACGAGGCCGTGTTCCACTGCGTCCACGACGCGCTCGTGGAGGGCCGCGACGAGTGGGCTGAGAACGCCCCGGTACGCAAAGGCGAGTACAGCAGTGGCTACGCGAAGTCCATGACCTACCGCACCATACGCAGGAAGGGCCATGTCGAGGGCCACATCTTCTCGCGCAAGCCGGGGCTCCCGCACCTGCTCGAGAAGGGGCACGCGAAGATTGGCGGCGGTAGGACGGCTGCGCAGGTTCACGTCAAGCCGGCGGCTGACCTCGCGTTCAAGTACGTACGCGACCACCTGCCCGAGTACATCTTGAGGGAGCTGCTATGAGCGCGAAGTCGACGGTGTACGCCGCGCTCGTCGCGACGGGCATCCCCGGCAGGCAGGACGCCTATCCCGTTGGAAAGGCGCCGGCGCCGCCGTTCTTCGTCTACACCGTCGAGACAACCGGCGGATTCGTGGCTGATGGCACCGTCTACGCCTCGCTCCCTAAGTTCCACGTGGAGCTGTTCGAGAAGGTGTCGAACAGCGAGACGGAGGCGCTCGTCCGCGAGGCGATACTCTCGCTCGGGTGCGTGCCCGACGAGACGGGCATCTGGTCAGAGTCCGAGGTCTGCCACATCGAACAGTACGACTTCACCTATCACCAAAGAGAAGAATAGGAGGCCATCATGGCCGAGCTTTCCAAGGTCCGGTTCGGACTTGCCAAGGCATACTACGCCGTCGTCAAGGATGACGGCACCTACGAGGCGCCCGCGCCCCTGCCCGGCGCCGTCTCGCTCGACCTCAACCGCGAGGGCAGCGAGCCCACCACGTTCTGGGCCGACAACATCGCCTACTACGTGACCCCCGCCGCCAACGGCGGCTACACCGGCACCCTCACCCTTGCCATCGTTCCCGACTCCTTCAAGGTCGCCGTTCTCGGCGAGGTCGTGGACGACAACGGCATGCAGGTTGAGATCGCCGACGCCACCCCCAAGTCCTTCGCCCTCATGTACGAGGTCGAGGGCGACGTCGACAAGAAGCGTTACGTCTTCTTCAACTGCACCGCACAGCGCGCGATTGCCAGCGCCAACACCAAGTCTGACTCCACCACCCCCGACACGCAGGACCTTGAGTTCTCTGCCATCGGCAAGGACTTCACCTTCGGCGGCACCGGCGTGACCAAGAACATCGTTAAGGGCTCCGCTGAGGAGGCCGCGACCGCGTTCGCCAACTGGTATACGGCTGTCCCGACGCCGACCAAGGCTTAGTCACAACGCACCACACGAACACGTAGAGACGGCCCCGTTGCGCATCCTGTCACTGCGCAGCGGGGCCTCTCGCATACACAGACACAGACAGGAGTGTTTGCAATGCTCATCAAGTACAAGAACGTAACTGGCCGCGGCATCCACAACCCCCTCCGCTACGGAGACGGTGACGACGTGCACGTTGCCGTTTGCTCCATGTACGCAATCAAGCTCTACGAGCAGGCGTTCATGGAGGAGCCGGCATCGAAGCACCACTCGCTTATCAACGACGTCATGGACACGGGAGACAGCGGCGACACGACGTTCTCTGCCCTCGTCGGCATCGACTGGGACGCCGACATGAGGGCCACATGGGCGATGCTGCGCTCCGGTGACGTGGCTGGCCTCAACAGCGGGGTCGACCCGATTCCCGACTACAACGAGTTCATCATGTCGCATGCGGCTGACATCATCGACTTCGCCGACCTGCACCTATGCGTCTCTCGCGAGATTGATGCCACCTTTCGTACCCTATCCGCCCGACTCGCTAAGGCGGCAGGGCGAGAGCAGCCGGTCAAGTAGCACAGGTAACCACAGCCCGTCGCGCCTGCACTACACGAAGGTGTGGGCAGCCGCCCTCAAGATGGGCTACACGCGGCGCGAGCTGGCTGTCATGCCGTTCGGCGAGATAGTGTTCGACCTCGCCGCGATGGGCGAGGAGCCAGAGGTGGAGCAGGAGCAGAGCGTCACGATGGCGACGCAAGAAGACATTCGCAGCATGCTTGGGTAGGTGATATGCCATGGCCGAATACGCAGGCCTAGAGATTCGCATTGGCGGCGACACGACTAAGCTCACGAACGCGCTCAGGGCCTCCACCAAGAGCGCGGCAGAGCTGCAGAGCCGCATCAGGCAGGCAACTCGCGCCATGCAGTTCGACCCGACGAACCTCGGGAACATCGAGACGCGCATCAGGCTCACTGGCGACCGCATGCAGAGCCTGCAGTCTTACGCCCAGATCACCCGTACCGCGATGCAGCAGCTCGGCGACTCTGTGGTGAGGATTGGCGGCGAGGGCAAGAAGGTGAGCGAGGTCGTCAGCGAGACGCAGAACCTCTCGCTCGCGGCGAAGCAGGCTGACGAGCGCTTCAATGGCCTCACTGGCTCGCTTGCTGAGATCTACGAGGCGTGGAACCGCATGGCGCAGCATCAAGGCATTGATATCGCGCAGGACATCCTGGGGATTGACAAGGCCACCGTGCAACGGTTCATGAGCGCGTCCACGAGCATCTCCGAGCTTCGTTCTCAGGTGGAGCTCCTTAACCAAGCCCGCCAAGCCGACATCATGGGCACTCACCCCATAATCACCGACGATCAGCTGCAAACGCTCATCCAGTTCAAGCAGCTCAACTTCCACGACATGTTCAAGCGCGGGTTCGAGCTCGATGACATCATCGCGCAGGCAGAACAGCTCGGTGTCACGATCGAGGAGTCAGCCATCGAGAACGTCCGCAAGCTGCAGGAGGCGTTCAAGAGGGCGCAACAGGACAAGGACGCCTATGGCAAGGCGCTGCAGCTCGACCAGCTCGCCAGTAAGGCCGAGCAAGTAGACTCCGAGATAGTCAGCCTCTCTAACGACATTCGCCGCCTCGACGACGGCATGACCGAGGTCGGGACGAGCCAACCATTCCAGGGGCTTGAGTCGCGCTTGCGCGAGGTGGACGCGAGCCTCGACAGCGTCAACCAAGACCTTGAGCGCACAGAGGCGGCCATGAAGCTCGACCCTGGCAACCTCGACCTCGCCGCGCGCTACTTCAAGGACCTGCAGCAGCAGGCAGACCTCAGCAAGGAGAGGGTGTCAATCCTCACCCACGAGCTGACGCTGCTCAACATGGCTGGGGCCGAGGACGCGGCCAGCGAGCACCAAGACCTCGCGAGGTGGGTGGAGGAATCCGCCGAGGCGGCTCGCAGGGCACGCATCGAGCTGTCCGACGCTCGCGCCGAGACATCGAACCTTACCGACCAGGCAAAGAGGCTCAACCAAGAGCTCGCAAACATGAGGGGCGACTCCGCCATCGTCGCGTTCAGCAATGAGGTGAGCGACTGGCAGCGGGACACCCAGAGGCTTGCGACGGCGATGAAGGCCCTCGAAACGGCAGAGGCCAACGTCACCACGGAGCAGGAGAAGCTGGCAACCGCGCAGCTCAACTTCGACAACGCGCAAGCCGAGGCCAATGAGCTAAAGGAAAGGCTTGAGAGCCTTCGCGCCGAGTACAAGCGTCTCGAAGTCGCATACGAGCAGAGCGACGACTCGGCAGACTTCGCAAGCATGATTGAAGAGCTGAACAGGCTCGGCGCTGAAATACAGGAGGTCGAGACGGCCTACGGCGGCGCGAAGGTAAACGTCCGTGAGTTTGGGCGCCAGCTTGATTGGCAGCGCGATGCCGCAGACCTTGCACGGAAGTCGCTAGAGCAGCAGCGCACCACGGTCAGCGACTTGAAGCAGTCCGTTGACGACCTCTCGAAGACGAAGAACGTGAGGCTGTTCAAGAACCCTGCGGAAGAGATTGAAAGAACCGAGGGGCAGCTCGAAAGCCTTGAATCGGAGCTTGCCGAAGCGACGGCTAGGGAGAACGAGCTAGAAGCTGCCTACAGCGCGGCACAGTCCGAGAATGAGCTGGCAAAGACCGCGAGCAAGGCGCAGGAGGTCAGCGCGAGTCTCGAGGACGCCAAGAACCAGGCGAACGAGGCTCAAAATGCTATCAAGGGCATCGGCGCCGGTCACATCCTCAACCCGTCGACGATCAAGTCCATCGGCATGACCCTGAGCGCTACCGTCACTCCGACACTGTCCGCAATCGGCTACAAGATGGTCGACGCCAGCTCCACCATCGACTCAGCCTATCGCGACATGCGAAAGACGGTGCAGGGCACTGAGGAGGAGTTCGAGGCGCTGCGTCAGTCCGCCATCAGTTTCTCGCAGACCCACGTCACCAGCGCCGACCAGATTCTCCAGATTGAGGCCATCGGCGGCGAGCTGGGCATCGCAACGGAGAACCTTGAGACCTTCGCAGAGGTCATCAGCAACCTCGACGTGGCGACCAACCTTAACACCGAGGACGCGGCGACGGCGCTCGGACACCTTGCGAACATCCTGCACCTCACCGAGGACGACTATGTTGGCTTCTCGGACGCCCTCGTGCGCCTAGGAAATAACGGGGCGTCGACCGAGAGCGAGATCGCCAACATCGCCGAGCGCATCGGCTCGATGGGCAGCATCGTCGGCATGAGCGGCAGCGACATCCTCGCATGGGCGTCTACTATCGCCAGCACGGGACAGAACGCCGAGGCCGCAGGTACGGCCATCTCCAAGACCATGAGCTTCATGGAGACGGCTGTGGCGGCTGCTGGCGGCACGCTCGACACCAGCTTCGAGTCCATCAACGCGGCGGTCGAGGAGGGCGGCGACAAGCTCACCGTCTTCGCGAGCCTCGCCGGCATGACCGCAGACGAGTTTGTCGAGAGCTGGGAGACTGGCGCCGAGGAGATGTCTGCGACGCTGAACGAGCAGCTCGATGGCGCAAAGGGCAGCCTCCAGATGATTGCCGACGTCGCGCACATGAGCGCAGACGAGCTCGCGAAGATGTGGGAGTCAGACCCGACCGAGGCGTTGAAGGCGTTCATCAGCGGTCTCAACGACCTTGAGGGCTCTGGCGGCTCCGCCGACAAGGTTCTCGAGGACCTCGGCATCACGTCCGTGCGCCAGAAGCAGGCCATCGAGGGCCTCATGCAGACGATTGGCGGGCTGGACGACAACCTGCAGATGTCCGAGGACGCATGGAACGGCGTCTCGGACCAGTGGGGGCAGGCCGGAGACGCAGCCAACGAGGCGCAGAAGAAGGCCGAGGGCTTCTCCGGGCAGATACAGATTCTCAAGAACATGTGGCAGAACTTCCTCGCGCAGCTTGGCGAGGGAGCAGTGCCATACATCAAGATGGCGACGGACGCGCTTGGAGAGCTGTCATCGGCCTTCGCGAGCACAAGCGATTCGACGAAGCGGCTCATCGTGGGCTTCGGTGGGTTCGCCGCCATGCTCGGCCCGATGCTGTCTATCGGCGCGACCGCCGCGACCGCAGCCGGAAACGTCCGCAACTGGTCAGAAAAGGTCATCACCGCGAGCGAGCGCGTCAGGCTCGCGTTTGCGGCTGGCGGCGCAGACGCCGTGGCGGCGCTTACCGGCACCATGACCACCATGGACAAGTTCAAGGTCGTGGCGGTGGAGGTGGGCAAGTCACTCGCAACCAGCCTCGGGATAGCGGCCATCACGGCAGCGGCTGTGATCGGCGTGGCTGCGCTTGGTGCCGAGCTGATGAAGCTCTACAACGAGCACCAGACGCACATCAAAGCCACCGAGGGGCTTTCCGAGGCAATTGCCGGCATCGGCAAGTCGGCGGCATACGCGGCGGAGGAGTCCGAGCCGACCATCGCCGCCTTGGCGCGTCTCAAGCAAGAGTCCGACGATTACGAGGAGCGGCTCGCGAACCTCACCGACACCATCAGCCGCTCAAACGAACAGTATGGCGCGTATGCGGGCCAGCTCGACTACTACGCGAGCGTCATCGGAGACCTCGCAGGCAAGTCCGACCGCACCGAGGAGGAGACGAGCAAGCTGTCGGCGGCCTTGGAGGCCGTCAACGAGCAATGCGGCAAGGCCTACACGATTGACGAGTATGGCCGCGTCGTCGACACGCTGACCGGAAAGGTCCAAGAGAACAGCGACGCAATCCTCGCGAACATCGACCTGCGCAAGCAGCAGGCGCTCATCGAGTACTACGAGGACGACTACGCACAGGCCACCCAGCAGTGGGCGGAGGCGCAGGACAGGCTCAACGAGGCACAGGAGAAGTACAACGAGCTCGCGAGCGACGAGGGCAAGCAGGAGTACCTCTCCAAGGTCGAGGAGATGTCCAAGGCCGGGGGAAGGGCCTATGACGAGCAGAAGGCCCTCGAAGCGTACGAGTACGCGCTTGGCCAGGCACGAACGACCATGGAGGGCTACGAGCAGGAGCTCAAAGCCACCGAGGACGCCATGGGCGTCCTCGAGGGCAAGATCAGCGGCGCACGCGAGGCCATGGACGAGGCCAACCGCACCGTCGAGGAAGCGGAGAGGCTGCAGGAGGAGTACGACAAGCGCGTTGCTACCGTCACGGGCGACGTGACCGGCAACATGAGCAAGCTGTCCGCAGCGGTGACCGAGGCTGGCAAGGACGACGAGACGTTCAACAACATCGCCGCCGGGCTTGAGTCAATCCACGTCTACGCCCACGAGCTGGATAACGTGAACATGGCGAACCTCGTCAGCGCGTTCGATGACACGAACGGCTCCATGGAGCAGGTCATCGCGACGCTTGAGGACGCGGGCGTCGCCACCGACACGTGGCACGCAGCGCTCGAACGCGCACCGGAGGCAGCGGAGCACATGGGCTCGCTCACCGCGAAGTCGTTCAACGCCATGTACGAGGCGGCAGGCGGCGACATCTACGCGACGATGGAGCTGATAGCCGGCCTCGACGAGATTCAGGTGGGGGAGAAGACCTTCTTCATCGGTGACGGCGGCACCATCGTCGACGAGCAGGGGCGCGTCTACGACCTCACCAAGGACATCGCCGACATCCCCGACGAGGTAATCACGAGGATGGCTGGTGACGACACCGAGCTGCGCGACAAGCTGCTTGAGGACAAGCGCCAGCTCACCGAGCTTGACGAGATGGTGGCAAGCCCAGTGATCTCCGTCATCGACTACGCCAGCTCGACCATTAGCTCTGTCCTCCAGAACCTTGACGTGCTCGGCAGAAAGAGCGTTAAGGCCACCATCGTCGCGGGGCAGGCGACAGGCGGGATGAACAGCCGCCCCGTCATACCTCGCCACGCGACCGGATACATCGCGACTGGTCCGACGCTCACCAACCAGGGCTGGATAGGCGAGGACGGCATCGAGGCGGTGGCGAACTGGGCCACGGGCGGTGCGGTCGTGCCGCTCACGAACAAGAGGTACATGCTCCCCATCGCCGACGCCATAGCGAGCGGAATCGCCGCGCGTGGCTACGGGAGGGGCGGCGACAACATCACCATCCAGCTGAACTACGAGGCGGGCACGGACGCGAACCAGATGGTGCGCGAGCTGGCCCGAGGGATACAGATGCACAAGGCAACGAGAGGCAGGTGGTAGGGCATGGCCGACGAGGTCGCTATCTCCGGGAAGCCTTACGAGAAGGTGGCGAACCTCACGGCCCCCACCGTCACCGTCGACAACGCGCGAAGCTCGATGACGGTCAAGGCGTCGTGGAAGAACCCGTCGAACCTCACCGCCAAGACGAACCCGCGCCGCGCCGAGATGTTCTCGTCGTGGTTCGGCATGTACGCCTCCACGCCGCAGCTCGCGCAGACGGCGAACCTGCGGAAGTTCGGAGGCGACGGCCACTACGGCTCCGTCCCGACCACCGGCGCGAACATCACCTCGTCGGAGTACGCCTTCGACATGGGGCGGTTCTACCCGTTCTCCGCTGGCGGCCCGAAGGTCGGGTCGCTGTACGTGGTCGTGGACCCCGTCAACTCGGCCGGTTCCGCCGAGTGGGCCAACAAGACGTACGCCGCCATCAGCATGCTCGCGCCGGCGAGGCCGACCGTCTCCGCGCCGGAGTTCGACGACTCAAACGGCGAGGTGTCGTGCACGGTCAAGAGCACGTCCGACGACGGCACGAGGCACTGGCACAGCACGGTCATCCGGCGCGACTGCTTCGACTCGCAGACCGGGAACACCGCCACCGCGACCTACACGACCTCGTCAACCTCGTACGACGTGCCGAGCGTCGACGTGGCGGGCGTGGACACGATACAGGGCAGCAGGTACTGGCGCTACAGCCTTACCGCCACGGCACGAGGCCTCGCCGGCGACAGCGATGCCGCGACGACGAGCCTCTACATCGCGCAGCCGAAGGTGCCCACCATCACCTCGTGCTCGGTGGCAGGCACCAAGGCCAACTCCAAGGTCTCCGTCTCGCTCAGGACCAACGCCACCAAGGAGCACCCCGTCACCGGCATGCGGCTGCAGGTGCTGCGCTCATCGCCGTACACCACGGCGGCGCAGGCGGTGGCCGACCTGCAGGGCGTCGGCTGGGAGGACATGGACGTCGTGGACGACGGCCAGTGCACGTGCCTCGTGACCGAGGTCTCCGAGGTGAGGCCTGACGCCGACACGCACACGTGGGTTCGCGTCAAGGTGTGGGATCTCTCGGAGACGAGGGGCCACCTCCACAACTGGTCGGCACCCGTGCAGTTGACGAAGCTGGAGACGAAGTCCCCGACCGCCGCGAACGACAAGTGCGGCGTCATCCTCATCACGCCATCCAAGTCCGGCGTCGCGGCCACCGTGCAGGTCGGCTTCAACGAGGACGGCACGAACACGGGCACGGAGCTGTCGTGGTCGACCGCCAAGGGCGCGTGGTCTTCCTCGAACGCGAGCCTGTCGACCGCGCAGTACACGCAGGCACGCTCGGCGGGCACGGGCAGCTGGCAGTACAGGGTCACCCTCTCGCTCACCGGGCTCGACCAGGGCACCACCTACTACCTGCGGGCACGGCGCTACCTGACGGTAGGCAGTGACACGACCTACTCTCCGTACTCGACCGTCGCCTCCTTCACGACGGAGTCGGCGGTCGGCGACACGTGCAGGATAACGACGATCACCCCATCGAAGACAGGAACCTCCGCTGTGGTCGCCCTGTCATGGACGAGCGGCGACGGCAACACGGGAACGGAGATTAGCTGGGCCACGACGAAGTCCGCGTGGAACTCGAGCGGCGGCGTCTCGACCGGAACGACGACAGCCTCCACCTACACCATCAACGAGCTGACGTCCGGCACGACCTACTACGTCCGCGCGAGGCGCTACAAGGAGGCGGGCAGCAGCACCACCTACGGCAAGTACTCCGACCTCGCGTCCTTCACCACTGAGTCGGCCACCGACGACAAGTGCGGCATCGTGTCGACGACCACCTCGTCAGGCGGCACGAGCGCGACCGTCGTCATCGGCTTCACCGAGGACAACGCGAACACCGGCACGGAGCTGACGTGGTCGACGTACAGAAACGCATGGAACTCGACGACCCCGCCAGATTCCTTCACCTTCACGTGGAAGGACTCGACGAGGAAGTCGACGGCGTGGGGCGGCACCACCACCGTCTACATGAACGACCTCGAGACGGACACCACCTACTACCTGCGGGCACGGCGCTACCTCGAGGCCGGCGGCAACACCACGAGGACGCCGTGGTCCAAGCTCGGCTCGTTCCACACGCCCGCGATCCCCGAGGACACCGCCGCGAACGACACCTGCGGCATCGTGAGCGCGACGCCGTCTGCTGACGGCACCTACGCAACCGTGGTCGTGGGCTTCAGCGAGGACAACGTCAACACGGGCACCCAGCTCGCGTGGTCCACCGACCGCAGGGCGTGGAACTCGACGCAGCCGCCCGACACCTTCGACGCCACGTGGAGGGACTCGACGAGGAAGTCGACGGACTGGGACCGCACGGCGACCATCTACCTCAAGTCGCTAGAACCGAACGAGACGTACTACCTACGGGCCCGCCGCTACCTTGAGGGCAACCAGAGGACGTACACCCCGTGGTCGGCGATACAGTCGATGGAGACGTCGATTGACGAGGCCAAGGCGGCGACCATCGCCATCGTGTCCGCAACGTCGGGCGAGGACGGCCTCTCCGCCGACCTCGTCATCGGCTGGTCAGAGGACGCCGAGGGCACCGGCACCGAGGTGACGTGGAGCGACCGCGAGGACGCGTGGGAGTCCACCGACCAGCCCGAGAGCTTCCAGGCCACGTGGTCGGACGCGAAGCGCAAGTCGAGCGCATGGAAGAAGACGCAGACGGTGCACGTCGAGAACCTCGAGCAGGGCACCAAGTACTGGTTCCGCGCGCGACGCTACAGCAGCGGCAACGGCGAGACGTACTCCCCGTGGTCGAACGCCGCCACGGTCATCCCGGCGGTCGAGCCGACGTCGGTCACGCTCACCGCGCCGGCGTTCGTCGAGCGCGGCAGGGCCGTCGACCTCTCGTGGACCTACGGCGGCGGCTCGGAGCAGACCGCGTGGCGCGTGATGCACGTCGGCGTCACCGTCGCTTCCGGCGACGACCCCGTCACGGGATGCGTCGTGGCCGCGACGAGGTTCGCCCAGCTGACGGGTGGCGCGAGCTCGTACGCGCTGACCGTGGAGGTGTCTACGGGCGGCGACTTCGTGGCCTCTGCCCCCGTCACGGTGGGCATCGCCGACAGGCCGACGCTCGCCGTCTCAGACGTCGAGGTCACCGCGCAGCCCGTGGCGCTCGCGCTCACGTGCTCGACCAACGACGCCAGCGTGGCCATCGTCATGACGGCGGCGGGTGCCACGGGCGACACGCCCTCGGGAACGAGGACGCAGGCGCTCGGCGACACCGTGTGGTCTGCCGTCACGACGCCCGTGTGGACAGGCAGCGGCCCGTACACGGCCACCGTCATCGCGCCAACCGACCTCGACCTGTGGGACGGCGCAAGGTACCTCGTGGAGGCGGTCGCGACCGACCGGAGGACGGGCCTCTCGTCCGACGCCGCCATGGGCGTGGTCACCGTGTCGTGGACGCACTCGGCCATCGCGACCGAGGATGCGACCGTGACGCCGGCCGACGTGACCGACGAGCTCGGGCGCAGGTCGCTCAGGTGCTCGGTCACGCCCGTCGCGCCGGATGGCGCGTCGTCGACCGACGTGTGCGACGTGTACCGCGTCACATCGGACGGCGCGGACCTCGTGGCCCCCGGCATCCCGTTCGGCACGACCGTCGTGGACGAGTACGCGACGCTCGGCCACGCCTCCTACCGCGTGTGCACCCGCACGGCGGACGGCGACCTCGACTGGCTCGACTTCGCCTACGACCTCGCGTGCGGGTCCATTCTGCGCGTCGACTGGGACGGCGGCTACGTCGAGCTGCCCTACAACGTCTCCGTCTCCGACTCCTACCAGAAGGACTTCGAGGCGGTCAAGGACCTCACCGGCGAGGTGGAGGGCTACTGGAACAGCGGCGCGACGCACAGGCAGTCTCTGTCCACCGACGTGATAAAGATACGCTCGGCCAGCGCGCTGTCATCGCTGAGGAAGCTGGCCCACTACGCCGGCCCCACGTTCGTGAGGACGCCGGACGGGTGCGCCTACCAGGCGAACGTCGACGTGTCGGGCATCGACTCGTCGCACGGCAGCGCGGCGGTGTCCGTCGCGCTCGACGCCACCGAGGTCGCGCTCACCAGCGAGTTCATGGTCAGGATGGAGGGCGACTGATGCTCGACTGGTCGAAGGGCTACTCCTGCGAGTGGCACCTCTACGAGGTCAACCGCGAGACGTGGGCGGACGGCGACGAGATCCCCGGCGTCCGCTCCGCCAGCGTCGAGCGGGACGCGACCGGCGAGGAGCCGCTCGTCGACTCCGGAACCATCGACATCGACATGCCCATCGGCACCGACTGGGTCGAGCGCTACGTGCGGATCGCGATGGTGGCGCGGCAGGGCAGCGACCTGCAGCGCGTGGACGTGGCGACGATGCTCGCCCCGAGGAACGGCGGCACCTACGACCGGGGCACGGACTCCGCGAGCCTCTCGTGCGTGTCGGTGCTCTGGCCCGCCTCCAAGACGATGATGATGCCCGGCGACTTCGCACCCAAGGGCTGTGACGGGGCGGAGTGGGCGGCGCGGATACTCGCGTCGGCCATCAACGCCCCCGTGTCGCACTCGGGCTCCTTCACGCTCGATGAGCACTACGTGTTCGACCTCGGCACGTCGGCGCTCTCGGCGGCGTGGACGCTGGTGAACGCGGGCGGCTTCACGATCATGACGAACGGCAGGGGAGAGGTCAGCGTCAGGCCGAAGCCGACGACGGCTGACCTACGCCTCGACACGGCGAGCGCGAAGCTGCTGCTCCCGTCGATAGCGCACGAGCTCGACTGGTCGAGCGTGCCGAACCGCTACATGGCGATGGAGGACGAGGTGTTCGCGCAGGCCGTCAACGACGACCCCGACAGCCCGACCTCCACCGCGACGCGCGGCTACGTCCGCGACCCCGACGACGGCATCGACGACGCCCCGACGAGGGTCGACGGCGAGTCGCTCAGGGGCTACTGCGAGCGCAGGCTGGAGGAGCTGTCCATGCTCCCCGACACGCGAACCTACACGCGCAAGTGGTGGCCAGGCGTGCACCCCGGCTCTCTGGTCGTGGGCACGCTCTCGTCCGTCGGGATAGAGGGCGAGATGAGGGTTGAGCGCCAGTCACTGCAGTGCGGTGCCGGCCTGTTCGTCGAGGAGAGGGCTTCCAAGGAGGTATACGCATGGCGCAGGAGCTGACCCCGTCGGTGGCGTGGGGCTTCGTCGACGCGCTCGACTACGGCCCAGCCTCGAAGGTGTCGCAGGACGCCATCGCCACCGTCTCGCGTAGGGACGCGGACGGCGTCGTGTGGGTGACCTTCGACGGCTCCACGGCTGACACGCCCGTCTCCACGGTGCTGCAGGCCGTGAGCGTGGGCGAGCGGTGCCGCGTCTCCATCCACGGCGGGCGCGTCACCATCATCGGCAACAGCACGTCCCCCGGCGTCAACGCCAGTACGGTCGACGAGGCCATCATGCCGACGAGGCGCGTCGCTGACGTGTCCATCTCGCTCGCGCGGGAGGCTAAACTCGCGGCGAACAGCGCCGTGTCGGACGCCGGGATAGCGAAGTCGGCGGCAGAGTCCGCCACAAGGGACGCGGCGACGGCCAAGGATGCCGCAGAGAGCGCCGTGCAGGACGCGAGGGTGGCACACGTCGCGGCAGACGAGGCCAAGACCGACGCAACCAGCGCGAGGATATCGGCCACCGACGCCAAGGCGAGCGCGGAGCGAGCCAACACGGCTGCGAACGACGCCCTGACGCAGCTCTCCGTCGTGGAGGACGTCGCCGGCACGCTCAGCTGGATATCGGAGCACGGCACGTTCACGCCCACCACGGACGCCAGCGTGCAGGAGGGCACCGTCTACTTCTCGCACGACGGCACCGACTACGTGCCTGTCGTGCCCCAGGGCGACGAGGACCCGAGCGCCGAGGGCTGGTACGTGCTCGACGTCACCGAGTCGCAGGCTGACTACGTCATGAGCCACCTGGCCGTGACCGCGTCGGGCCTGTGGGTGCTTCCGGGCGGCATCGGCAGCGCCGCCACGCCCGACCTCGCGGACGGCTACAAGATGCTGCTCGCGAATGACGGCGCGTACGTGTACGACGGCACCGGGCACATCGTGACAAAGATGGGCGAGTCGATAGAGCTCGACAGCGAGAGGCCACAGCACATCGGCGGCGAGGACGCCTACATCCTGTACTACGACTCCGACGACGACGGCATGCCCGACTCGATAGTGATCGGCGGCGAGAGGGTCTCCATCGGAGGCCGCACGCTGACCGACATGTTCGACGACATATCGCAGGCCAACGCGGGCGTCGAGTCCGCAGTTGAGGACATCCAGAGCCTGTTCGAGGCCCTTGATGGCAAGGCGGACGGCACCTCGCTCGCCGACCTCGCGACGAGCCTCTCCGACTACAAGACCAACAACGACGCCGCGTGGGCCGAAGCCCACGACTCGTTCGTGACCAACGCGACGCTCGGCGGGTACGTCAAGAGCGCCGACTACAAGACGGAGATAGTAAGGCTGGACAGCGAGATAGCCGCCGGCGTCAAGAAGTCTGAGGTGTGGACTGACGGCGAGGGCGAGGGCGTCGGCGAGTGGGCGTGGGAGACCGCCATAAGGCTCACCGAGAACAGAATCCAGACGAACGTGTCCGAGACCTACGCCACCAAGGCCGACACGGAGCAGGCGGGGACGCTGGCGGGCACCATCGTGACTGCGGACGACGCGCTCTCAGCGCCTCCGCGCAGCATCACCGCCTACGGCACCTCCACGCAGGACGGCACGCCCACGCCGGAAGCGCCCGTGGCGATAGAGAGCGTCGACGAGCTGGCGCTGTGGGTGGCTGGTAGGAACCTGCTGCCGTACACCGCAGGAGCCACGGACGCGCGCAACGGCGTCACGCTCACGGTGCAGGAGGACGGCGGCATCCGCGTCACGGGCACCTGCACGGCCAACGTGGCGCTCGTGATGCCCACGTTCGGCCCCATTGAGGCAAGCGGCACGTTCTCATACACGAAGGAGGGGACGGCTGACGCCTTCGTCCTATCGCTTCGCATCGCGGGAACATCGACCTACGCAGACCTCAACCAGTCGCTTACGAGTGTTGCCGTGGACGGCACGTTTGACCGCCTTCACTTCTACGCACGGGAGGGCAACACCTACGACTGCATCATCTACCCCCAGATTGAACTCGGCTCAACCGCCACGGCGTACCAGCCTTACGTGGGGACGGTCACCCCCATCGACCTACAGGGCCACCAGCTCCGCAGCCTGCCGGACGGCACGCGCGACGAGCTGACGGTGGACGCGCGGGGCAACGTGACGCTCACGCTGAGGGTCGGCGTGACCACGACCGCAACCACGGACGGCATCGTCGCCACCGTGGGCACGGACGCCATGAGCACGACCGGCGACCTGAGCGACGGCGCTACGGTCATCTACGGGCTCGCCACGCCGCAGACCATAGGCCTCGGCACCGTGGAGATGCCCACGCTCCCAGCGCCGGAGTTCACGGCATGGGCGGTGGACGCGACGGACCTCAGGCTCGAGTACTGGCGCACGGCGGGCGAGCTCGCGTACGAGGCCTCGTCCGACATCATCGGCCTCTCGTCCACGGTGACCCAGCAGGCTGGCAGCATCACGTCCCTCATCGAGTCAACCGAGGCGCTCTCGACCATGGTACGGCAGTACGGAGAGGGAGTGCTCGTCGGCAGGGTCGGCCAAGGCGTCGGTGCCCTCGTGAGCGCGGACGGCTCGTTCGACGTCGTGCCCGTCGAGTGGGACGGCTCGACGCCCACCGTAGGCACCCCGATAACGACCATCGGCGCTGACGTCTCGCGGTTCGGCGAGGCGGCAGGGTTCCACATCGCCATCGAGACCGTTGACGAGGGCAAGCCGAGCGAGTACCGCAGGCTCGCCTTCTACGACACGTCGGGCGACGACGGCACCTCCGCGCTGGTCGCGTTCATGACCGGCGGCATGCTCTACGTGAAGAACTCCATGGTGCTGAGCACCATGCGCATCGGCGACGACGACCCGACCACCGAGGGCGAAGACGGCTGGGAGTGGATATACCAGCCCGACAAGAACCTCACCCTGAAATGGAGGGGATAGCGCATGGCCACTGTCTATGGCTCCTACATCAGCAGCGCGTTCCGGTCACGCGCCGACGTCACGACGTCGACGAGCAACACGCAGGTGACCATCTCGGTGACCGGCTACTGCCAGATGGCGGACTACTACCACGACTCCGGCGAGAACTTCTTCCGCAAGATCGTGATAGGCTCCGACACGCCGAACACCTACGTCACCGCCTCGACCGCCTACTTCTCGGACGGCGGCACCTACGGCGTCGGCAGCTCGTCGCGCACGTACAACAGGACGCATGCGGCCCAGAGCATCGAGGTCGGCGTCGCCATCCACAACGACGGCGTGTACACCGGCTGGTCGACGGCTGACTCGTACGCAAGGACGACCGTCACCGTCCCGGCCAAGCCCAGCTACGCGGTCAGCTTCAACGCCAACGGAGGCTCGGGAGCGCCCTCGGGCCAGACCAAGTGGTACGGCGAGGCGCTCACCCTCAGCTCGACCAAGCCCACCCGCACGGGGTACACGTTCAAGAACTGGAACACGAAGAGCGACGGGAGCGGCACGTCATACAGCGCTGGCGGCACGGTGGCAGCGGCGACGAACCAGGCCCTCACGCTCTACGCCCAGTGGACTGCCGTCACCTACTCCGTGGCCTATGCGGCAAACGGCGGAAGCTCGACGCCCGACTCGCAGACGAAGACCTACGGCGTCGCGCTCACGCTGCACGGTGCCATCTCGCACGCGAACGCCACGGCCACCTACACGGTGAGCTACAGAGCCAACTACACGGGCGGCACCAACCCCTCCAGCGGCACCGCGACCAAGACCACCAAGTACGAGTTCAACGGCTGGAAGGCGACCAACGGCACCGTGTACGCCGCAAGCGGCTCCTACACCAAGGACGCGGCCACCACCATGACCGCCCAGTGGACGAGCGACGCGACGACCACGAGCGTCACGCTGCCGAAGCCCACCCGCACCGGGTACACCTTCGGCGGCTGGTACAAGGAGGCAGCCTGCACCAACAAGGTGGGCAACGGCGGCGCGAGCTACACGCCCACCGCCGACGCGATCCTCTACGCAAAGTGGACGGCCAACACGTACACGGTCGCCTTCAAAGCGAACGGAGGCTCGGGAGCGCCTAGCTCTCAGACCAAGACACACGGTGTCGACCTCACGCTCAGCAGCGCGAAGCCGACGCGCACCAACTACACCTTCAAGAGCTGGAACACCAAGAGCGACGGCAGCGGCACGTCGTACGCCTCGGGCGGCAAGTACAAGGCCAACGCCGCCGCGACGCTCTACGCCCAGTGGGCGCAGAACACGTGGACCGTGACCTACGCCGCGAACGGCGGCAGCTCCACGCCGAAGTCGCAGACCAAGGTGGCGGGCACGGCCCTCACGCTGCGTGCCGCGATCACCCACGCGAGCAGCAGCTCGACCATCACGACCACGCTCAACGCCAACGGCGGCAGCGCAACCGGGGCGTCGGGCAACAAGCTGACGTCCACCAAGACCACCTCGTACGCGTTCACGAAGTGGAAGGCCACGAACGGGACCCTGTACGACGCGGGCGGGTCGTACACGACGGACGCGGCCACCACCATGACCGCGCAGTGGAGCTCGTCGAACAGCTACACGGCCATCACGCTGCCGACGCCCACACGCACCGGCTACACCTTCAACGGCTGGTACACGGCGGCCTCGGGCGGCAGCAAGGCGGGCAACGCCGGCGCGAGCCACAAGCCGACCGCCGACGCGACGCTCTACGCCCACTGGACCATCATCACGCACACGGTGACGCTTGACCCGCAGGGCGGCAGCGTCTCGCCGGCGTCCCTCACGAAGACCTACGGCACCGCGCTCACGCTGCCGACCCCGACTCGCACGGGGTGCACGTTCCTCGGGTGGAACACGGCTGCGGCGGGCACCGGGACGCACTACGGGACGGGCAGCGGCGGCTACACGTACGACGCAGGCGACCGGAAGCTCTACGCTCAGTGGATAGGCGTCAGCGTGTCATCGTTCTCTGTGCGCCGCTCAGACAGCGACGGCAAGGCGGTGGACGACGGGACCTACGCGAGGGCTACGGCCAACTGGTCTGCGGTGTGCACCGGCACCAGCGGCGTGACCAGGACGCTCGCCATCAAGTACCTGTCTGGTTCGACCGAGACCACGGCAGGCACCACCAGCACGACTGGCTCATACGGCATAACCGTGGGCAGCGGGTCGACGTTCGCCGCAGACGCCTCATATAGGTTCACCGCGACGGCCACCGTCACGTGGACGTACAACGACACCAGCCGCAGCGTCAGCGCCACGCGCGTGGCGACCATCCCCAAGGTGTTCCGCCTGCTCGACGCGCTCGCGGGCGGCACGGGACTTGCCATCGGAGCCATCGCCACGCTAGCCAACACCTTCGAGGTGGCGCTGACGACCATCTTCAACAACGTGTCGGTCAACATCAAGTCGTCCAACATCGACCGAGACGGCGGGACGCCGACCGAGAACCAGTTCGGCAGGGTGTTTGCCCTGACCGACGTGGATGGCAACGCCATCGGCGCGATGGACTCTTACCGGCTCACATCGGGAGAGTCCGGCATCCGGCTCATCGGCTACGCTGGACCGAACGGGGCGTCCGTCTTCAACACGTTCCTCGTCGGAAAGAAGGCAGACGGCACGAACCTGTACCACGTTAACGACCCAGCCGCATTCCGCGAGGCCATCAACGCCGTCGGTGCAGCCAATCAGGCGTCTCAGAACGCGATGCTTATCAGCCTCGGCGGCGCAACGCAGCTCTGGGCGCTTAGGACAAACGTCATCAACTCGAACAACACGGCCTACCACAACCACAACACCGGCCTCAGCATGAGCAACACCGGTGCCTTTCTCTACGACTTCACGGCCCAAGGCACCATCTGGTCGGCTTACACCACGAAGAACCCGCAGCCAGCAGACGCATGGGACGTGAGCAAGTCCACGACTGTCTCGCAGGTCATCACAGCGGAGAGCGGGCGCACCGTCTCGTCCGTCACCTACGCCGAGTGGGGCAAGGTGGCGATGCTCAGCGTCTCCATCAGCGGGTGGGCGGCAAGCACGGGGTCGCAGACGGGCGGCACCGTCGTGAGCGGCAAGCGCCCTGTCTACAACGTCTACGCGACCGACGTAAGCACCAGCTACGCGGTGTATGCGCAGCTCACCACGGCAGGAGCGCTCACGGTCTACTGGGGCACCGCGCCTAGCACTACCGGCACCTACACCGTCCGGTTCATCTACATCCTCGCGTAGGGGAGGTGAGACGGATGGACAACGCACTCACCGGCTTCCTTGGGTGGGCTGCACCGATAGCGTCGACGGTCATCGTCACGGCCCTGACGGCGCAGATAAAGGCGCGGCAGGACGCGGCTGAGCGCAAGCGCGACGAGGCGCAGGCGGAGACGGAGGCCAAGCGCAGGGCCGAGGCCGAGTGGCGCGAGCGCGTGGAGGGCAGCGTGGCCGGCATAGACGCCAAGCTCGACGCGCTCAACGAGGCCACGCAGACCACGATGCGCACCACGCTGCTGCACTACATCGAGAAGTACCTGACGCGCGGCTGGGTCACGCCCGAGGAGCGGGCCAGCCTGATGGACATGCACCGGAAGTACGCGGCGCTCAACGCCAACGGCTTCATCGACGGCTACATGGCCCGGGTGGCGGAGCTGCCCGACAGAGAGATCTAAGGAGGACACAATGGAGTACTTCTTGCCAGACCGAGTTTATGACGCGGCTAAATGGCTGGGCCTCATCGCCTGCCCGGCCATCGCCACCTTCGTCGGCGTGGTCGGCCCCGTCTGGGGCATGCCGCACGTCGACGCGGCGGTGACTACCATCAACGCCGTGGGCCTGCTCATCGGCGCGCTCATCGGAGCCAGCGCGGTCACGGCGAAGGAGGCGTGAGATGGACGAGCAGAAGCCTCCCATGATTGACGCCGAGACGGTCGAGGCGATTCGTCGCATGGCCGAGGCCGCGAAGGAGGCCGAGAAGAATGGCGACCGCTAGCGACCTTCTGCGCGTGGCCCGCGCCGAGGTCGGCTCCACGAGCGGGCGCAAGTACTGGGACGCCTACTGGCGCGGCTCGTGGAGCTACGTGGACGGCGACACCACGCCCTACTGCGCGTGCTTCGTCTCGTGGTGCCTCAAGCAGGCGGGCGTGACGGCCCCGCACTTCCCGAGCGCCGTGGCGTTCGACTGGGCCGACGTGGGCGGGCGCGGCATCCCGCCTCAGAACCTCGAGGCGGGCGACCTCGTCGCGTTCGACTGGGACGGGGACGGCGTCGGTGACCACGTCGGAATCATCGAGGCCGCCCACGGTGGCGGCGTGTACACCACCATCGAGGGCAACACCAGCGGCGGCGTCGTGGCAAGGAAGACGCGCTACGCGTCGCAGATAGTGTGCGGAATCGCACCGTACTACAACGAGGAGGACATCGTGACCGACAAGGACAAGCGCGAGATCGCACAGATGGCAGCTGACATGGTCATGGCCAAGCTGAGCGCCAAGAACTCCAACGGCGTGCCGAAGGTGGCCGAGCTGGTGCTCGGGGCCAAGAACAAGAACCTGGAGACCGTGGACTTCTACCAGATCGTCCGCGACATCCGCAACGCCCTCGGCATTCATGACGGCCAGAAGGTCACCAAGACCACCGCGACCAACGTGGGCTGGGACAAGTCGGTCGTGAGGCGCATCGCCGAGAAGCTCGGCGTCAAGTAGGCCCGCATGGGCAGGGACGCCAAGGCCATCATCCTCGCGATCGTGGCGACCTACGCGGGCTTCGCCGCCGTCACGTGGCTCGTCATGCGGCTGATGCCGCTCATCGTGTAAGGACACGCGCCCCTCACCGCTTCGGCGGTGGGGGGCGTTTTTTTGTGTCCCAAGCGCGTCCCAAACGTGGCGAAACGTGGCATCAGGCGGCACGCGGCGCATGCAAAAGCGCAGCTAGGGCATGTTGTGGCACGTGACGGCACAGGCTAAAATGATGCAGCAGATGATGCGCAACCTGCAAAGGCGCAGGTAGATGGCCTAGTCTGCCGCGCTCCCGTCCCAATTAGGCCCATCGAGCCACGACCACCCGGCGTCGAACGGGTGCTCGCGGTAGGCGTCGGCCACCGCCGCTGCGAACAGCTCGGCCTGCGGGCGGTCGTAGTGGGCGCCCGTGACGCCCTCCCCGCGATGGCCCATAAGGGCTTCGACGTAATACGGGGGCATGCCCAGCGACCACCGGCAGTTGGTCTGCCAAGAGTTGCGCAGGTTCTGGAAGATGTGGCGCTGCGGCTCGGGCAGCAGCGGCAGCACGTCCAGCCGCCACGCGCGGTTCACCCTGTCGCGGCTCACCCACAGGCCCGCGCCGTCGTGCGTGAGCGGCCAGTCGGGCGGCAGCTGCGACGCGGCGCGCCCGAGGGCCAGCGCGGCCCTGCCCGGCACCACGACCGTGCGCCTGCTCTGCTCGGTCT